AAAAGTCTACAATAGACAACGCACGTTTTCAAAAAGCTATTGACGCAATTAGCAAAGGAGAATACACAGTTGAAGAACTAACAACAAAGTTTAGTTTAACACCTGCACAATTAAAAACGTTAGAAGTATGAAAATACGTTGTTCAGCATTGGGGCGGTTGATGACCGCTCCACGCACCAAGACCGAGACATTAAGCAAAACAGCAAAGAGTTACATACAAGAGCTTGTTTTAGAAGAAAAATACGGAATTAAAAAAGAGTTTAGTTCACGTTACACGGACAAGGGTTTACAATGCGAAGACGAAGCAATTAGTTTGGTAAACGATGTTTTAGGATTAGGGTTTATTTTTAAGAACGAAGAACATTTTAACAACGATTGGATAACAGGAACACCTGACGTAAACACGAATGAAATTTTACTTGACATAAAATGCAGTTACGAAGCACACACGTTTCCGTTCTTTGAAGACGAAATACCTACAAAGGATTACTACTATCAACTACAGGGTTACATGTGGTTAACGGGAAAAACCGAAGCACTACTTTGTTATTGTTTAGTAAACACACCTTTAGAAATAGTTGAAGACGAAATTAGACGTGAACATTGGAAACAATTTAAAATTGACGAAGACGCAGAAATTAGAGAATACGTAGAAAAGAAACATAACTTTGACCACCTTCCAGAACAAACAAAAGTAAAAGTGTTTAAAATAGAACGTGATGAAACTGTAATTTGGGAAATACAAAACAAAGTAGAAGAAGCAAGAATTTATTTTAACAATTTAATAGAAACAATATGATTCGTATTTATACGATAATATACGATAAGATATGAAAGCAATACTTGAATTTAATTTGCCTGAAGACAAAGAAGATTTTGACTTTGCAACCAAAGGAATTAATTACTACGCAGCATTGTGTGAGTTTGACAATTGGTTAAGAAGCGAGTATAAATACAACGGCAACGAAGCAATGTTTGCAGTAAGGGAAAAACTAAACTATTTTATAAACGAAAACAATGTAACAATATGAAAGAAAAAGCAATAGCAATTATTATTTGGATAGCAATTTATGGTTTTGCTGCCGTTGGTATTTACAATTTATTTAATTGGCTGATATGACACCAAAAGAAAAGGCAAAAGATTTATACGATAGTTATTGGTATTGTTTATTACAATCTAATATTGTAAAAAGAGATTATTGGAGTCAACAATGTGCATTAATAGCAGTTGATGAGATGTTAGATTTTAGAAATGGTTTATACATTAACGAAGGAAGTTTAGCACACAAATATTTATTAGACATTAAACACGAAATAGAAAACTATGGAAACACGAATTAAAAAACTATGGAACTACATTTGTTTTATAAACAAAGAAGTAATAAAATGTCAAATATTCACAGGACGCGGTAAATTTTAAATTATGGACATACAAATACAAGACAAAAACGTTTTAAGCGTAATGGCTAAATTTAAAGAACGTTCAGAAGCAGGAATAAAGAAATACAAAACAACGCTAGAACGAACGGATTTAAGCACGTTAGAATGGCTTACACACGCACAAGAAGAAGCAATGGACTTTGTTCTTTACTTGGAACGATTAAAACACGAATACAAACAATCTAAATAAATAATATGAAAACACAAGAACAAATTGTAAACGGTCAAGATACTACGTCTTTTTGGCGTTTATATTGGGAAACAACCTTGCCAAATTCAGTAACCGTTGAACAATGGTTAGAAGTACAAGAATACATTGATAGTAAAACATTAGAATTTATAACAGAAAAAAACAAATAAAAATGGAAACAAGAAACAACACAGGTGCAATTTTTAAGAACGACAACAAAAAAGCGGAAAACCACCCCGACTACAAAGGCAAAGTAAACGTAAATGGTAAGGATATGGAAGTAGCGTTATGGATGAAGACTTCAGCAAAAGGAGTTAAATTTATGTCGGCAAGTTTTAGTGAACCATTTGTAAAGAATGAGCCACAAATAAATAAAAATGAGCCACAAATTAATAGTACATTAAAGCCAGTAAATTATGTTAATTTAGATGTAAATGACGATTTACCGTTTTAATTATGCACATACAAGACGAACAATTACGCAAGGAATTAAAAAAGATTTTAGCTTTTAAAAAACGAAACAGCATAGTAAAAGAAATACAGGACAAAGGAAATAAATTTCACTTCTTCCAACTTACAAACTTTTTAGAAGGCAAGGATGTTTCACTTTCAACGCTTAAAAAAATAGATAACTTCGTAAATAGATAAAATTTTTAAGCTAAAAACGTAGGCGCAGACTTAATTGTTTGCGCTTTTTTTGTTCTACACAACTAATTGTTAATAAATTCGTTTGTTTATTGTTGAAAAATTAATCATACATTTGCTTAATATCTAAACAATGAAATATTGGAATGGTTAACTAAAGTTGCAAAGCATCATAACGAATGGGTTAAAATGGTTAATCAATTTGGCGAATATTTTTTTGCTGAAGACATCGTACAAGAAACGTACATAATGTTGTACAAATGGAGTAGCGAAGAAAAACTATTTAAAGACGGAAACATAAGTAAAGGATATATGTGGTTGGCTCTCAAGAATACTTTCCTTCAACACATAAACAAAAAGAACAAAATCTCATTTATACCTTTAGAAGACGTTTACAATTTAGCAGAAGAAAACAACACAGAAGAAAACGAAGCTTACAACGACCTGTTAAATAATGTAGATTTAGAATGTGATAGTTGGCACTGGTACGACAAACAATTATTTGAACTGTACAAAAACACGAATAAAAGTTTAAGACAAATAAGTAGTGAAACAAACATAAGTGTAACAAGTATATTTAACACGGTTAAAACTTGCAAAAAACGAATAAAGAATAACGTAGGGGAAGACTACCAAGATTTTATAAACCAAGATTACGAACTAATAAAAAAGAAAAAATGAAAAGTAAAGGATTAGGCGATACAATCGCAAAGATTACAGAAGCAACAGGAATAGACAAACTTGTTAAATTTATTGCAGGTGAAGACTGCGGATGCGATGAGAGAAAAGAAAAGTTGAATAAACTATTTCCGTATGCAAAACCATTGTGTTTAACAGAAGACGAGTTTAACACGTTAGACGCTTACTTCAAACAAAACACGAACACCTTAACAAGCGATGAACAAACAAGTCTAATTGCAATTAACAACCGTGTACTAAACCAAAAATTAACGTTTAGTACGTGTTCAAGTTGTTTAAGAGATTTAGTAAGTAAGCTGCGAGTAATTTACAACGAGTACAGTCCAGAACAAACAGAAGAAGTAACGACTGAAGAAAAATAGTTTAATCGTGAATCAATCGTGAAAAAATGGCAAATGAAGAAAATTTAAAACCATTTGAAAAAGGCAATAATGCAAATCCAAATGGAAGACCAAAAGGCAGTAGAAACCGCAGCACAATTGTAAAAGAGTTGTTAGAATTTGCTTCAAGTCAAAAGAACGTTTTAACAGGCGAACAAGAAACTTTAACGCAAGAACAAGCAATTACTTTGGCTATGTTATTAAAGGCAGGTAAAGGAGACGTAAACGCTTACAAGGCACTTATGGATAGTTGCTATGGAGCGCCTAAACAAACTACAGATACTAACTTAAGTGTTTCAGACTTTGATGTAAAAGACTTATTTAAAATTGATAGTCTTAAATAAAAAGTTTAATTATTTAGGAAGTCCTTCACGTTACTTTATTGTAACAGGTGGTCGTGGTTCGTCCAAGTCTTACAGCGTTACAACGTTCCTGTTATTACTTACGAAGGAAAGCGGACACGTTGTACTGTTCACACGTTATACTTTAGTTTCAGCATCCATTTCAATAATACCGGAATTTATAGAAAAGATTGAGTTGATGCAAATGCAAGACCAATTTGTCGTAACAAAAGACGAAATAATAAATCTACAAACCGGTAGCAAAATAATATTTAAAGGAATAAAGACAAGTTCTGGAACACAAACGGCAAATTTAAAATCTTTACAAGGAGTTACTACGTGGGTACTTGACGAAGCCGAAGAACTTACAGACGAAGATACCTTTGATAAAATAGATTTATCCATAAGGCACAAGACAAAACAAAACAGAGTTATTCTTATTTTAAACCCAACAACAAAAGAACATTTTATATACGATAAGTTCTTTGAAAGCAAAGGAATAGAACAAGGCACAACACTAATAAAAAACGATACCACGTACATACACACAACGTACTTGGATAACATTGAAAACCTATCCGAGTCTTTTTTAAAACAAGTTGAATACATAAAAGAACGAAGACCTGAAAAATACAAACACACAATACTTGGTGGTTGGCTTGATAAAGCTGAAGGAGTTATATTTACCAATTGGAAGATAGGAGACTTTAAAGAAGTTGGAGTAAGTGTGTATGGTCAAGACTACGGATTTAGTGCAGACCCTACAACTTTAGTTAAGACAAACATAGACAAAGCAAACAAAATAATTTACGTTAAGTTACTGTACTATAAACAGGCGTTAACAACAAGCCAAATAGCAAGATTAAATTCAGACTTTGCAGGTAAAGATTTAATAGTCGGCGATAATTCAGAACCAAGATTAATAAGCGAACTAAACGCACTTGGAAATAACGTTGTACCTACAATTAAAGGTGCAGACTCTGTAATTTACGGAATAAGTTTACTACAGGATTACGACCTTGTAATTACAGAAGATAGCATAGATTTAATAAAAGAACTAAACAACTATTCTTGGCTTGAGAAGAAGTCAAAAACACCAATAGACAAACACAACCACGCAATAGATGCTTTGCGTTACGCAGTAGCATATCAATTAGACAATCCAACAAAAGGTTTATATTTTATAAGATGAATGATTTAGAAGTAATGATGCAATGCGTACAAATTTACATCTACAAAAAAAAAGGTGTAAAGGTTCGTATTTATTTACGAGACATTAGAGATATTAACTTACTGAAACACGCATACGAATACATACAAAAAAACGAACACAACAAAAACACGAATAATTAATTATTAAGATATGAAGTTAGAAATAAACGTACCAACAACTTTAAGTGAAATACCATTAAAAAGCTACCAAGAATTTTTAAAGGTTCAACAGGGAAGCAACGACGAAGAATTTATAGCACAAAAAATGGTTCAAATATTCTGCGGTATAGAATTAAAGGATATTGTAAAAATGAAGTTGACAAGTTTAAACGAATTAATAACACACTTCACAAAGTTGTTTAGCGAAAAGCCAAAGTTTCAACCAACGTTTAAAATAGGAACACAAGAATTTGGATTTATAACTAACCTTGAAGAAATAAGTTTTGGCGAATATGTAGATTTGGAAAACAACTTGTTAAAGTGGGAAGACTACCATAAAGCAATGGCTGTTATGTATCGTCCTATAAAGATGAAGTTCAAAGATAAGTACGAAATAGTTGATTACAAACCTATGGATTCAATGCAAGAACTAATGAAGTTTACGCCTGTTGACATAGCAATAAGTTCAAGTGTTTTTTTTTGGAATTTAGGAAGCGAATTATTGACAGCTACGCTTACTTATTTGGAACGGCAGATAAAGACGAACAAGAAGACGGAAACGAGTTTAGCGAACAAGCTCAATTTGGAAAACAATGGGGTTGGTATCAATCAATTTATGCACTCGCTCAAGGAGACGTTACAAGATTTGACACAGTCACCGGATATAGACTTACTCAATGTCTCACCTATCTTACCTTCGAAAAGCAAAAGCAAGAAATTGAACAACGCCAATTAAATAAACTAAAAAGATGACAGGATATTACAACTTATTAGACAAACTAAAAACACACTTTGACGCAGACGTTATTGTTAACACGGTAACACAAGGCGACATATTTAAAGTTGATTTAAGCAAACAAACAATATTTCCTTTATTACATATAATGGTTAATAACTGCACGTTAGACGAACGCACAACGACTTGGAATATTAGTTTAATAGCAATGGATGTTGTAGACTTGTCAAAGAGCGCAACTACCGATATATTTTTAGGTAACGACAACGAAATTGACGTACTAAATACACAACACGCAGTATTAAACAGGGCATACGAAATAATAAAACACGGAAGTTTAGCATACGACTTATTTATGGTTGAAGGAACTGCAAATTTAGAACCATTTACAGAACGTTTTGAGAATTATATGGCAGGATGGACGATGACTTTTGACGTAGTAACACCGAACGAAATGACTATTTGTTAAAATGAAACAGAGCGAAGTACAAAAAGAACTTGAAAGGTTTCGTGATTACGTTATTAAAGAAGCACGTTCAAATTTAACACGAAGTCAAAAGAACGTTTCTAAGGGACTTTACGAAAGTTTGAAAGGAAATGTTAAGGCAATGCCTAATTCGTTGAGTATAGAGTTTGAAATGAACCAATACGGGCAATTTCAAGACAAAGGAGTTAAGGGCGCAAAACCAAGTTTAGTAAAAAACGGAAAACAAAAAGCTCCGAATAGTCCGTTTAGTTTTAAAAGTAAAATGCCACCTGTTGAACCTTTGAGTAAATGGGCGCAAAAAAAGAACATAAGATTTAGAAATGCAGACGGAACATTTGCAAAGGGTGGTTATAAAAGTTTGGGTTTTTGGTTGCAGAAAAGAATATTTGCACAAGGAATTAAACCGAGTTTATTTTTTACCAAACCATTTGAAAGCGCATTTAAAAGATTGCCTGATGAACTTGTTGAGAAGTTTGGTTTAGACGCAATGAATTTATTTAAACAAACACAATTTAAAAACGAAAAGAAATAATGGCTAATATATTTGCACGTTCACCGTATTTAATTAGGATTGCAGAAACAGGGCAAAACGGTTCTAAATTAGAATTGTTTTTAGCAAATGGTTCTTTTTTAGGAAGTCCACAATACACGTTGAGTAAATTAATACCAGCGTCAAACAACGTTGAAACACTTTACGACATATCACCATACATTCGTGAATACATAAGATTTACAAGTTGTTCAGCAGGTGGAAACGCTGCAGCAACAAACCCAACAAATGAACGAGTAAACGTAAGGGTTAAACGTTATAAATTAGTAGGTTTGACTTATACTCTTTTAAATACAATTGATTACATAGCATTTGACGGTTATTCATATTACGAACAAGGATTTAATTTTGACAATTTAAACTACGGTTTAGATGCAGGAAATTATTATTATAATCCTACTTCAGACGCAGGAAAAATACGAGTAACAACAGGCGCAAGTTTTACAGCACGTTACACAAGTTTTGATTCAACACCTGTTGTTACAAGTTTAGCAGTAGCAAGTGCAACATTTGACATACCACGAGTAAGAACCGCAAACGTAGCAGTAGGAAACAAAGTAGAAATTTTAAACGGAGCTTCAGCAGTACAAGCGACTTGGTATTTTTACCCACAAGAAGAATGTAAATATACACCTGTTATAATTGACTTTGTAAACAAGTATGGAGCTTGGCAACGTGAGTTTTTCTTTAAGGCAAGTAACGACAATTTTAGCGTTGAAAACACGGAATACAATTTGATGCAAACAGATAGTTTTAGCTACAACGTAAAGGAAGGACAAAGAAAAGTATTTAACGCTAACGGCAAAAAAAGTGTTAAAGTTAACACAGGTTGGGTTTACGAAACTTGGAAGGAAGTTTTAAAACAAATAATGTTAAGCGAACGAATACTAATTGACGATAAACCTGCAAAGATTAATACTAAAAGCACGGAGTTGTTTAAGCATATAAACACGAAACAAATAAATTATAGTTTGGAATTTGAGTTTGCATTTGACGTTATTAATTCAGTTATTTAATGAAAAGGCAAGTAGCAATATTTATAGAAACGGCTTTAGCACAAACCGAGTTAGAATTTTCACGTTTAGAATTATTTAACGATGAGAAGATTTCCGTAAGTTCAACCATTCAAAATATTTCGGATATAAGTAAAATATTTACGGACTATTCACAAGGTTTTACAATTCCGTGTTCACCGACTAACAACGCAATATTTCAGCACTTTTACCAAAACGATGTTGATGCAACTATTGACTATCAAAAACGATACAACGCTTATATAGAAGTTGACACAGTTTTATTTAGACGTGGTAAAATTCAGCTCGAAAAGACGAACCTAAAAAACGGAAAGCCTGATAGTTATTCAGTAACATTTTACGGAGCAGGTGTAAGTTTAAAAGACTATTTTAACGAAGACAAATTAAGCCAATTAGACCACACAAGTTTAAACCACGACTATATAAACCAAGAAGTTTACGATAGAGTAACAATAGACAGTTCAGTAACCGATTATGATGTTAGATACCCATTAATAAGTTCAAAAAGAATTTGGCAATTTTCTGGAAGTGTTCCTTTACCACAAGACAATTGCCCTGAATGGTTTGAATATCCAACAAATAATTCGGATAACATAGGCGACAATGCAGGTGAAATAGAATACCAAGAATTGTTTCCTGCGGTTAGAGTTGCAAGTATTTTTGATTTAATTGAAGCAGAATATGGAATAACTTTTAATGGACTTTTTCTGACTTCAGATATGTTTAGAAAAGCATTTTTATATTATAAGAATAAAGAAAAGTTTAATTTTATTACACAACCGGCAAACGTTACTTTTACTGTAACAGGTTCATCAATAGTTGAAACTTTTCCAAGTTCAACACCTGCTGCAACAACACCTGTTCCAAGTCCTTATACTTCATTTAATTTAACTAACAATACATATAACACAATTTATGTAACACCACAACTTGGGGGAACAAGTCCACAAACTTACGGTACAGTTTCACACGAATTACAAATAACTTATACAGGTTCTTTACCTTTATTGTCAAATTGTTGGTTAGACGTATATAAAAATAATGTGTATGTTCAAACGTTTACTTTAATATCTAATCTTGGTGGGGTTTTTACTTTGCCTAATTTAGAACAAACACCAAACAACGATGTATTTTATACTTTTAAACTTCGTGGTGCATTAGCGCAAACCCTTACTTTTGAATTTGTTTACACGTTAAAATATAATTATTGGGCGTTGGCAGGTGGAATTTATCAATGGTTTACTTATAAAGCAGTAACTTCATTTAATACTAATAACGTTACATTAACTTCTTTTACTGATTTACAAGGACTTGCTCCAGATATGAAAATATCGGATTTTATAACAGGAATATGCAACGAGTTTAATATGACTGTTTATTCTAAAACAAAAAACGTATTTACATTTGAACCAATTCAAGATTGGTATAAAAAAGGCGCAGTAATAGACATAACAAAATTTACTGATGTAACAAGCATTGAAATTGAAAGGTTAAAACTTTATAAATTAATAGAGTTTAAATACCAAGATAGCGAAAGTTTTATAAATAAATATTTCCTTGAAAGTCCTGCTAATTTAACAGCTCACGGTTACGGAAACGCAAAAGAAAATTATCCATTTGATGGTGGCGAATACAAAATACAAAGTCCATTTGAAAACCTATTACATAACAATTTCGGAAACAATTTGCAAGTTGGTTATTGTTTAAATAAAGAATTTGCGCCTTACATTCCAAAACCTGTTTTGTTATATATGAACACGCTAACAACTTTAACAGCAGGAAACAAAATACATTGGAACGGACTTCCAAACATAGCGGAATACGTTCCATTTGGACAAGATAGCGAAATTTTAATACAAGGTGGAATTTTTCCTTTGACGTTAAATTTTGGTGTAGAAATTTCAAGTTTTTATAATGTAGAAAATCTGAATACACTTTACGCTTTATATTATCAAAGTTATTTAGTTAATTTATACAACCCAAAAAATAGATTAGTAAAAGTTAAAACTGTACTTCCTGTTTCTTTACTTACACAACTTCAATTAAACGATAGATTAATAATAAGAGACAAACGCTATTTAATAAATGAAATGCAAAGTGACTTGACAACAGGTGATGTAGATTTTACTTTAATAAATGATTTTGCAGAAGTTAACCCAATAGTTTATGGAGTAAGTACACCAAGCGGTTCTGTTCATAGTATGGCAATTTTATTTAGTAATGGAGCTAAAGAAGTAAGGATTTCAAAAAGCGCAAACGCAAGTAACGTTACTTTGTCAAGCGTTTTATTTACAAGTGAAGGTTATTTAAAAATAACAGTTCCTGCAAACGCAACAAGAATTATTACAAT